CCACCATGCATCTTGTCGGTGTGGCTCCAGGGTCCATGCTAGCCTCACTGATCCATTTGTCGGATGTTGCAGACGATGACGGTTATTGGGCAATGCGATACGCTAGTCCAAGTGGAATCCGCACACGGTATCTCTCCCGTGTGCAGCACGACGCGGTTCTCTGGATGCTTAAGACTGTGGGCGTTGAATCTAAAGAGGATATCTCTTTAGTATATTATTTTCCGATTGATCGGATCTGATCCGGTCTATATAAACCCCATGGCCATAAACTAGATGGCTATGGGGTTTATGCTGTATTCACGTGGTATAATGAGTTGATATCGATTAAATGTGAGGAGAATTATCGATGAGTGATATTCCAGATGGAGTTGTCCTCCCGAAGTCGGAAGGTGCGAATAAGCCCGACTTTGTTCCCCCCGCGAAGGGGGCCGACAAGTGAGCGCGCAGGACGCCTTGAATGCGGCGCGCGCAAGGATCGGCTACTACGCGCCGGACGACCCGAATCCCGGTAGCGAGGCGGGCCGGTGGATGGCTGGCCGGACGGGCCAATCGTGGCTTTCCGGTCCCAGCACAAGCGTCTGGTGGTGTATGTGTTTTGTGAGCATGTGCGTCGAGCTGGGTGGAGGCAGGCTTCCCGGAGGCCCACAGTTCAATACGGATACCGCGGCAAGCGCGGCGCGCAATGAGGGCAGGCTCGTTGACAAGTCTGCGGCCGTGCCGGGGGATGTCGCGATCTTCGACTGGAACTGGGGCAACGCGGCGACGGACCATACGGGTCTGATCGAGGAGAACCATTCTGGATGGTTCACGACCGTTGAGGGCAACACGTCGAGTGGTACTGGGGGCTCCCAGTCTGCGGGCAACGGCGTGTGGCGCAGGCAGCGGTCCTGGGATGACGTGCGCTACGTGATCCGCCCCTACTGGGACGGGAAGACGACCACGCAGGCCGCCCCGGCTGTCACGGTGAAGCGGACGACGGACACCGATCAGCAGCTCCTTCTTGACCAGGACGGTATTCCGGGTCCGGCTACGTACAGCCGCCTCCAGCAGGTCATGGGGACTCCTATCGACGGAGTTATTGACCGGCCTTCTCCGGCCGTGAAAGTGTTCCAGAAGTTCCTGTCCACAGTCGTCTCCACCAAGGACATCGAGAACCTGCGCCCCGCCGACGCGAGCGGAAGCTTCGTCGACGGCTACCTCGGAGCCTGGACGTGGAAAGTATTCCAGTATTGGTTTGCGAACGTGCGACCCACTGACATGAAGAACATCTGCGGGTTCAACATTCAGACGAACACGGCCCGCTTCTGGTCAGACTGGTGTGACGGAATTGACGGGGTATGGACGTGGACGGCGCTACAGTTTGCTCTAAACCACTCCTATGCCAACAGCGGAAAACTGTTCAGCAAGTAACTTAGATATCTATTTAGGAGAAATTAAAAATGTTGTGGACAAAGGCTTTCTGGAAGGGAGCCGGTGAAAGGGCGATCAAGACTTTCTTTCAGGTGTTTGTCGCGCTGATTGGAACGACTGCGGTTGTCATTCAGGACGTGAATTGGCTTTACATCTTATCGGGGGCGACCCTATCCGCCATCTTGTCTGTGGCGACTTCGATTGGCAATGCCGATTTCACTGCGGGCCCGGTGACTGATGATGCGGCTGTCACCCAGTAACGTTTGGGAGACACTTGAGCCCCCGAGATATGTAACGGTACTTGTTATCGTTATGTATCTCGGGTCTCTGGTGGCCGGAGCAACCTCTCTCCTTGCACAAGGGGAACCAGCAGTCATGGATGTGCTAGCCGCCATGTTCTTGATTGCGGGTGGGGCTTTTGGTATTCCCACGGCGTGGACAGGTCAGACCAAATTGGAGACCGCAGCGGCGTTCTCGTGTGCCTGGGGTATGATACTACTCACCGCGTTGATTGGATTTTCTCCGCACCCACCTATCCCCTGGCCCTGGGGGGCATATGTGGTCATTCTGACAATTGTCGCCGTTTGCGCATTTTTCACCAGGTGGTTGAGGATTAAAGATGTGGTTGAACGTAAAGAGACGCTGGAAGACGAAGTAAAACTCGTGATCGCCAAACAGGAGTTCACGCAAGCGAGAGGGTGACATGGATTGGCCCATGGTCTTACAAACCCTTGCGTCATTAGGTGCTGGCGGAATCCTGATGAAGGTCTTTGATTATATTAGAGACGGTATTAAGGGGCGAACAACAGAGCTGGAAGGAGCAAAAAAATCGGCTAGAGAATGGCAATTGTGGGGTTATAGAATTGCCGCGGAGGCCATTCAGAAAGGTATAGAGGTTCCTCCATCCCCCGATGAGCGAGACTAGAAACATAAGAAATCCGCACAAAGGAGTGCGGGTTTCTTATGTTATACTAATAAAGTATAGTAAAACTAATAAAACATAGTAAAGTGCAAAACTAAGGGGGACTTCCATGGGGTCTCGATTGTCGCTAATGGATAAAAATATCCTGAGTAAGACACTTAGGGGGTCATCTCCCACCGATATCGAGGAGGAGACGGGGGTCCCAGCAATCGATGTCGCTAAGCGTGTCAAGGATATTCTAGCCACCCGCGATGTATTCTCTGACATTGAGCAGCGGAGATTGAATATCTATGGCCTTCAAGATCTATATGACCGGGCGGTTAGGGTTCTCGATGATATGAACAACGAGAAAACCGGAGAGGCCGCGAAGATGATCGACTCTGTAACTCGTCTTCTTCTGGCTATCGACCAACTTCAATCCGCCCAGACCAAGATCAGCGATGCGGAAATCCAAGCCGCGGCGGCAGCACAAGCCGCACAAATCCTGCGCTTTGTGCAGGCATCTTACCAGAGGGCGCGAGATTTGTTGTCGGAAGAGTATCCAGAAGTGGATATTGAGTCCATAGATCAGGCGTTTCAGGCTGGACTTCGGGAAGTGACTTCTAGTGAGTGAGATTAGTCGTATCGCTATTGATATGGTGGTACAAGATATGATCTCAAAATCCAAAGCAAAACGATATGCAGATGATCCGGTACTGTGGGCACAAGATATTTTGGGCTCGCATTTGTGGTCGAAACAGCGGGAGATTGCTTATTCGGTTCGAGATAATCTTCGTACAGCGGTAAGGTCCTCGAATGGGGTAGGTAAGACGCACATAAGTTCTATCGTTGCGGCGTGGTGGATTGCGACGCATGACCCGCACGAGACGATTGTGGTTACAACAGCGCCATCGTTTCCCCAGATCAAGACAAATCTATTCTCTGAATTGCAGGCTCGTAAACGCGATGTGAATAGACGTATCGCAGAACAGGTTATTGATCGTGGACAGGCATTGCCGGGTAAGATTAACACGTCAGGTAACGTGGCGGAGTGGAAGTTGGCAGATGGCACACAGCTAGCGCTCGGGCGTAAACCATCTGAGAACGACATTATCACAACATTCCAAGGTATTCACCGCCGATACGTTTTATTCATCATCGATGAGGCTGGTGGATTGCACAGGGATATGTTCGTTGCGGCGGAGCGTATGACTACCGGCGCGGATGCACGCATTCTCGCTGTGGGAAACCCCGACCGACGAGGATCAGAGTTTTTTAAGATGTTTCAGTCAGACTCTGACTGGAATAAAATTCACATCTCAGCTTATGATACTCCCGCATTTACCGGGGAGGATTGCCCCGAAGAACTATTACGGTATATGCCCCAGAAGTCTTGGGTAGAGCGTAACATCGCCGCCTGGGGAGGAGTGGACGACCCCCGTGTGAAGGTTTCTATTCTTGGAGAGTTTCCCGATGATGACGGATTGGTGTTTTTCTCCGAGACCGCTCAGAGAAATGCAAAGGCCGCAGATTTAGAGGCGGATATCGCAGAGCATGAGCCCCTTGTGCTGGGGGTCGATCTGTCAGTATCTGGTATGGACGAATCTAAGATCTATGCGAACCGTGGCGGATTTATCCGTAAAATCAAGTCATGGGCACAAGCGACTGGTCCGGAATCAGCAAGGATTATTTTTCAGACCGCACGGGAGGTCGGTGCGGATTATGTGAACATCGATAATGGTGGCATTGGTAAACCTATTATTCAGATTCTCTATGAGTTGATGGTTAACTCTGAGACACCATGCAAATTTCGTGTGGTGGAGATGAACGGTGGAGGGGATGTACCTGATAGGCGACGCTGGTACAACGCGCGTGCGTGGTGGTACGACCTTCTGCGACAAGGGATGTTGTCCGGAGAGGTAGATCTGGATCCCGAAGACACGGCGCTCTTTGAGCAGATGAGCGATATCGGATACGACTTTGTTGAGACGGGTCCCCGTGCGGGATCGATTCTCATGGAGTCTAAAAAAGATATCCGATCTCGGAGCGGAAGATCTCCGGACGACCTAGACGCCTGTGTTTACGCCATGTTCCGGCCCGAAATGTCTGAAAAAGAAAATAAATCTGCTACAATCTATACAGATTCGTCAGAAATATTGGGAGAAAATATCCCAGACTATATGCAGGCAATTGAGGAGTTTTGGGAATTATGAATGATGTAGCCAATGAGGTGTTTGATCGAATTAAGGAATTATTCGAGGCCCAGGCCGAAGAGCAAAACGTAATCATTGAAAATCTATCCGATAGGGTTCGACGCGCTGAGGATATTGGCTGGACCCGTCTGGGAGAGATGTTTAAATCTGAGAACTCTACAGGGCTATCGCTGGACGAATTAAAAAATATTAGTAAGACACTGCAAGACCTTACGGATACGCACCCGATCTTTAAGCGCGGGGCGCAATTGAGAAATGCCTATATCTTTGGACGGGGCGTATCCTTTGAAGATATCGGTGAAAAAGAGAAGCGTGTGACGCGCGCACTCGAAGATCCCCATAACTCCCAAGTGGTATTTGGGGTGGAGGGATACGAGATTGCGAATAAGGCGCTGTTCACAAGCGGGATCTACACTACTCTGGTGAATAAGGGTACACGGCATTTCACGGTTTTGCCGCTGTCTCAAATCTCGGGTGTGACGACAAATCCCGATGACGACATGGACATCTGGTTTGTGCAAAGATCTTGGGGAGACAATAAGATTGTTTGGTATCCTACATCTAGTGTTTCGGATATTCCCGACTATATCGAGACGGGCGGTTTGCGCGTTGATGTAGACAAGAACACTGTTGCGAATATCCGCCATGCAAATAGGCAGGCGGGATGGACATTTGGACTTCCTGATGCGTTCGCGGCCCTACTTTGGGCTAAAGCGTACGACGCCTATTTGATGGATAATGCGGCGCTGGTGAAATCTCTTTCGCAAATTGCCTGGAAGATCACACAGCCCAATAAGAGTGCTGTCACTTCGGCTGCCGCCCGTGTGCAGTCTTCGAGTGGGGGCGTTGGGGGAACTGCGGCTCTAGCCAATGGTGATCTTCAAAATGTCGGAGTTCCGTCGTCTCAAGTCAATTTTAATAACGGACAACCATTAGCTGCGATGGTTGCGTCCTCTTTTGGGGTTCCTGTTATCGCGTTATTATCTTCCCCTGGGGCTACCGGTGGGTCCTATGGAGCGGCTACAACCCTTGATGGTCCCACTATCAAGGGGTTTGAGACATTACAGGATACTTGGGCCGCATATTACAATAACCTGCTACGAATTATTGGGTCACGTTCCGGGCATGTGAAGTTCTCTCCGATTGAGACGGATGCTGCATACCGTCAAATTACATCTATCGCCCAACTCGTGTCTCTCGGGATCATCTATCGCGATGAAGCGCGGGCAATGACAATGGAGCTTATGGGTGTCCCTAAGTTACATGCAGGTCTCCCGGAGAATCCTGATATTACCAGAGCTAAAATTGCACAGAAATATCCTGCTTCGTCAGGTAATAGCAGTGATACTGTTGTTTCAAGTCAGGGCGTTTCTTCAAGTCTCGGAGCGACAACTAACCCACAGGGGGACACAAACCACGATGGGGATAATGAGTAAGTAAGGTATGTGATATAATGACAAACGTGCAAAACTTTGTAAATGAGTCGGTAAATGGCGCATTGGGATCTGTTACAGGTACTAAGCGCTGGTTTTCCCGAATTATCGCTGTTGGATCTGGGTCGTCCGCCTATTATTCCGCGGAGGCCCTGGAGACTACTGGACCGAATGCGTTCCCAATTGGAACGAAAATCAATACAGATCACCAATCCTGGAGGGACGAGGACGATTACCCGGCGGGGTCTGTACGAACTCTAATTGGAGTAATCGCTACAACACCGGTGTTTATGCGAGCCGGTGAGAGTCTTTTGGTCGATGGCAAAACTAACGTTGCCGATATGGACGGGCTATATGCCGTTACCGAATATGTTGATGAATGGGCACCATTCGTAGAGCAAGTAAAAGATTATGTTGGTTTAAGCATCCACGCCCAATACTTCGCTCAAGAAGAGAACTATACGGATTCTG